TATATTAGTTCTCAAAAAACTATTATTATTAATTTAGATCAAACGACTTTAGATCAGTTCCCATGTGTTAACCTTACATCTAATAATAATAATCTTAGAGATTATAATTATAGAGTTGTTGACGGGTTGCCTTATGCTCAAATGCCATACGAAAAAGATCAAAACAAAAACTTTTATCTAGGTGTTGAATTAGAGGTTAACAAGTCGAGCCGAGCCCCACGACAAATAGTCAAGATGTTAGAAGAAAACATTTTAACGGGTACGGCTATTTGTAAGCGTGACGGTTCTCTAGGTACTAAAGGTCTTGAATTAAATATTGTACCTATGACTTTAGACTACGCAAAATCAACTGACTATTGGTTTAACTTTGAGAAAAATGTTAAAGACTATTTATATTCTTATCGAGATAAAAAAACAGGCGTTCATGTTCATGTACCTAGACACTTGTTCACTCGTTATCAAATCGGGTTAGTCGGACAGTTTTTAAATCTTAAAGATAATTACAAATATGTTTGCGAGGTCGCTGGGCGTGATTTGAATAAAGACACGGGATATTGTCGAGCCGATCACTCTTTAACGATTAAAGACTTTAGATACGAAACCGACAGATATTCAGCGTTGAACACTATCCCTAGAAAGACAATCGAATTTAGATTGTTTAAGGGAAATATCTCAGCGACTACAATGTATCGTTATTTAGAGTTTGTTCATGCGTTGTGTACGTTCGCACGGTCTAACTCTATGAATAGTAAAACACATCACAACGACTTTAAAAAATGGGTAACACTTAACAAAGCTGATTATCCTATTTTAAATAAGTTTCATTTTAGAGATAACAAAGCACAATCTCGAAAAGTGGAAAGTTTTAAAGTTCAGTACAACAGAAGATTTAGAGATATCTCTTTCAACGTACCGACTTTGAAACTAGCCGAGCCGTTAAGAATTAGACGTGTTCGGGCTATAAGAACCCGAGATTTACCGAGTTCTTTACAATCAACAACCGTAACAAGTGAGGTCAATAATGGATAAATCTAAAGGATATAAAAGAATAAAAACCGTTAATTATACAGTGACGGAAATTATACGACCGTTGAAAAAAGAAAAAAAAGAGGTTCAACTGTCGTTCCCTTTTCCCGAGTTGAACGGTCAAGACGTAAAGGCAAAATCTAAACCCGTTATACGTTCAATACACACCACGCTAAACAACTCGAATATTAAATAGAATAGCATCTATTTATTTTATGGCTTGTCGATTATGTCCAAAGTTCTCGACAAGTCATAACGAGTTAAACTTTAAGCACGGCTCGTTGAAAACCGTGCTGACTTTCTATTTAAAGAAAAAAAACAGATACGCCCCGTAACTTTCACAAGCCCAAATAAAACCCGATCAACTCGTTAAGTATTGTTTACAAAGTATATACAATCCTTTGTGGTGTTTATTGTCGTTGTTAGCTATTTGCAATTTGCTCTTTTAAAGTACACGCTGAGGTTGTACGGGGGTTTTTTGACAGTGAACGTAAACAAGATACCCTTTCAGATTTTTTCAACAAAACAAAACGGTTGCAACTGTGCAACTAACGAGTAGTAGTTGTCGTTAACTCTGTACGTCAATACTAGCTTATTTAAGATGTATTGAAAACTGTGTCTACCGTGTCTACCAAAACCACTACATCTAGTCTCTCAGCTGGTATACACTATGAGATAACCTAACGATATTATCTAATAGTATATCTAATAGATATAATACTAATACTAATACTATAGATATAATACTATAGTATTAACTATAGGTGGATAAACGTAGTAGTTGTATGTCTTTCTTAAATCCATGTGTCCCCTCTAGCTCTAGTTCCTAAAGTCCCATCTAAAAACTTCTCTAGGTCTTTCTTTAGGAGATCCTCTTTATGATCCTGTAAAGAAGTCTCTGCGTCAGTAGCCATTTGTTCAACCCAATAGGCAACAGCTATAGACAAAGCATCTAGTCGGTCATCATTTCTCAAGGCTCCCCTATCTTTAGTTAGCCTAGTCATTTGGTAAAACAATTGATAATTAGGATCCTTAGTATCAAAGTCTTTTCTTATTAACTGTGGAGATACAACGAGCCTATGTTGGTTCATCACAGGTTCTAAGGTATCAACAATTCTCAGTTCTTTTTGTTTAGTATGATTAACTTCTTCTATAGTCACAGGATAATACCTTTGGACTATAGGTTTTAATAGTTGTGTAAACATACCGTCACCAAAGTTACTCTCAACGATAATCATGTTAACCTTAGTGTCCCTAGCTAGTGTAGCAATTTTAGTTAGATTGCTTTCTGTGTACCCACCACTTAACCCCGTGCATTCTTGCACAAATAGATTACCACCTAGCTGTTTTACTATGGCAATCGCCAATTCATCTTGACCTCGACCAGCAGGATCAATAGACATTACTGAACCTTTATAGTCTCCAAATTCTTCTGACTTAAACATGGGTTTATAGTATTTATCTCCCGTGAAACCTACTGACGGTAAGTCTTCACAAACATACTCTGGACTACCTGCCCAAGCTATTTTTGCAGGAGCTATATCATTATTAATATCCATTACTACTAAATCACTTAACTTAAGTGGGTATCTTTCTTTATCTGATAAAGTAGTATCAAGCATAAACTGTAAGGCAAAGCCACTACGTCCATAACTTGCTTCTCTTTCTTTTAACTCTAGATCATTAAATCTTTCGGGATCTATAGGATCTAACTCATCAAACTTTTCGTTATTAATAAAAGGTGCTAGTTTGTGTTCGTACCTAGAAAGCTTTAGAGCTTCAGGCATACGAGCAGTCCATATTCTAGTTTCATATCCTCTTGCAGGTAAATCATTATACACCGACATATCTGATTGTGGTGTACCTAAGAATACAATCTTACCCTTTGGAGATAAGACGGCCTCAAACTCCTTAACATTATCTGTAAGTTTATCTCTCATACTTTGAGTTAAACTGTTGTTTAAACTTTCACAGTCATCAGAGATTATAAAGTCGGCTCTAGATCCTGTAAGCTGACCTGTGATACCAACGGACTTCACTGATGGAGAGTGTGCTGCTTTAGCAGGTGCTACATCAAATGAAACATTACTTCCCCGTTGATCTGATCTTGGGGCCAGATGCTTTAGGATGTCCATTTCAGTAATTAGTCGTTTAGTAAATGTACTAAAGTCATCTGCTCTAGTTTTACTTGCAGATACTACTAGAAATTTTAAGTCAGGGTTTCTAAGTAAATGCCAACAGACAAAAGCACTACATATCCATGACTTACCTATTCCTCGAAATGCTTGGATAACAGCACGTCTAGGTGCGTTTTGTAGGTAATTCGCAATATCAAATTGCACGGGACTTGGACTAGGCAGAGACAAATGTCTCCAAGCCAAATACAAGAAATTTCTAAAATCTTGGGTTACTTCTTTCATATTATACCCTTTAAACGCCACTAGAGGCGTGTAGATGAGTCTTTATTGTTTAATGTCCCCTTTACCTTGTATCACGTCAGAGATCTTAAATGGGAGCTCCTCAGCTAGTTTTCCTATCGAGTTAGTATCGGTAGGGACACAATCTATGTTATTATCCTTTAAGAATTGTCTAGCAACATTAAGATCCGAAGCCTTCACTTCGGGATCCCTGATTTTCTCTAGGAGAGTATCAGTTAGTTTACTATGTAATTCAGTTAGTTTTTTTTCTGTTTCTTTACTCATAATTAGCAGTTCCATTTTCTTAAGGCTAAAGCCTTTCTTGTTGGTCTTCCTTTACTGTCTTTCATCGGCCCTTTTACTCCGCCCATACGAGCACAGAAGCTCTTTTTTCTTCCAGCAGCTCTAGATCCTGCTTTTGGATTTCCTGTAACGGGAGCCTTGAGGTTATGACCTTTAGCTTTAAAGTAAGCTCTACCTCTTGCGTTTAATCCACCACTAGGGTTTTGATGTGCTTTTAAAGTCATTTGCTAGTTAGTCTATCCATGTGGTTATAAATTCTTCCAATCTGTTTATCTATTGACATGATTTCTTCTGTAAGCATTCCTAGATGAACTTGAAGTTCTACGATTGTCATCAATACATAAGTAGATAATCCCAAAAGGATTGTACCTAATAAACCTATTAACATTGTATTGTGTTGCCGTTTCATTTAGCAACTTTACCTTTGTTGATACCCTTTTTAATTACATATTGTAAAGTACCATTAGCACCATGCTCTACTTCCTTTTTAAGAAGTTTAGTTAAATTAATTTCTTTAAGTTTTTTTTCTACTTTCTTTTTAAAAGATTCTAGTAGTTTAGTATCACGCATAGATTAATCTCCACAGGTACACCCAAAGTCTTTACCGCATAATAGACATTCTGTATTTTTGATTTTTTTTCTTTTCTTAGATTTTGGGAATGAAAAAGTCCAAAGGTCTTCTACCTTTTGACATTGTTTGTCCCACCAACCAAAAAACCAATAACAGAATTTATCAATCACACTATTATTGCAACCAGTAAAGCTACACTCACAATAATGACAAAAACTTTGTGCTCATTCCATAAATGTTTTAATTTATATTTAATCATTTGTTTCATATTATTTTTTTCCTCCCTTAAATATTTGTGTGCCCTTAATTCCATATATGCTCGCAACGACAAGGATCCACAAATTTGTAAACCATGACGGGAGCTGTTGGAATTGTTCAAAGAACTCTTTAATTTTTGCAGAAGCATTTGGATCATCACTAAAGACACCCCAAGCAATCACCAAAATTGGCAACGTGAGAATTATCAAAACGGCCTCGTCTTTCCAGTCCGATTGTCTAGCTTCTAAAAGTTTTCCTGAATACTCAATTTCTCCTTTAGCCATTCTTTCTGCGTGAGACGCTTGGGCATTAGCCATCATCATTTTAGTTTCTTGTTTCTTTTTGTAGATATGAGTACCTGCGTTCATCGCTAATTTTATTGCACTAAGCCACACGATATTTACCTCTGTTTAATTTTTTAGATGTTATTCTTAAATTTGATCTAGAGTTGTTTCTTGGATTTTTATCTCTATGATCAATATCTTTTCCGTCTCCTTTAGAAACCGCACCAGAAGCCATTAATTTACGTCTAGCTCTGTTTCTAGATGCTCGATCTAATTTTGATTTAGAAGAACTTTGAAATTTTCTGTATTCTTCTCTGTAGTTTCTATTAGGCATATTTCTTTTTAGGGAAACCTGCTTTCATTCTTGCGTAAGATTTTGCAGAAACTGTACTTTTAGATTTAGATCTAGATGTACCTGCTTTTTTTCTTGCGTTAATGTTTGCATATAATCCTCGTCTTGCCATTTAACTCTCCGTTACTGTTGTTGATTTACACATAAAACTAAAATACATTTTATGTTCGTTTACTTCTTCAATACCTAATTCTTGTGTTAATCTTATACTTTCGTTGTAGCCTCTTATCATACAATCATAATGTGAATTTAAAATTGCAGTTTCTTTAGGAGGCATACATTGGTTAGCCGTAGCCGAACACATGATCATTATTAAAACTAATTTCATTTTTTATGATGTCTTCTTTTAGATTTATTCATCATTGATAAATTTGCTTTCTTACCAATGCTTGTTTTTTTGGGTTTTCTTTCGTGGGGTACGTAACTCTTTGTTACCTTAGCCATCGAAGGTAAAATACCCTATAATTCCAACTACAAGTGTCCCAATAGCTAAGATAACTCTAAGTCCACC